AGGTACTCCTTGAATCACTCGTCCCAGTCGAAGTAGTACGTAAAGACCTGGCCGGTGCCGGACGGGCACAGAATGCCGAGCATCGATGTCGTGGCAGCGGAAATCTCGAGGCCGGTGTCACCGAACGTCCAGATTACGCCGCCGCCGATCGCAGCCGGCAGCGCCGCGATGCGGAACGTCCCGTTGACCAGTGTTGGCGCCGTGGCCGTGTTGGCGTCTGCGACCGTGCAGTTCGCCGTGCCACCGATGCGCGGGTCTGCTATCGAGTTGACCGCGGCGCCACGCGTGCCGGCCGTCGAGAACAGGCGCAGCGAGGCGTAGAACGATGTCGCTGTGGTGTTGAAGATGCCGACCTCGCGGAGTCGGCCACCGCCGGCAGCAGCGCCTGCGAGAGTGACAGCGGGAAGAGTGGCGGTAGCAGCAGCGCTGGCGATACCGCCGGCAGAGAATCGAGCCATGGTTGGTCTCCTTAGATGGCGGCGCCGTCGACCTTGGTGTCAGCGCCCAGGTTGTCTTCATGGAGCCAGACAACCTGGAAGTTTCCTTCGGCGTTGACGTGCTCGACCAGGTACTGGACGTGCGTGCCGTCGACGACCTGGGCGGCCTTCACGGTGCCGCGGATCGGCGTCACCAGCTGCTGCACCAGGTCGCCGGTTTTGAATTTCAGTGCCATGATCTTCTCCCTTGGGCTGAGCGTCAGACGGCCAGCGAGTAGGACACGTTCAGCGTGTCGGTGTTGGCCACGACCTTGTCGCCGCCGGTGAACAGGGCCGCGCTGAACAGCGTGCCTGTGGTGCCGTCCTTGGTGCTGACCGTGGTCAGGAACGCCCCCTTCGCGGTGCCACTGCTCGTGATCGAGAACGCGAGCGCCGCCGAGAAAGCCTTGCTGCCCGCCGAGGCCGCCGACCACGCCGCCGTCGGCCGGGCGCCTTGCGAGTAGGTCGGGTTGTTCGCCGAGCCGGCCTCGAGCCAGCCGGCGTGCGACGACATCGTGTCCCCGGCGGCGATCGCCGAGAAGCTGGTCGAGCTGATCAGGCCCAGGAAGAAGGCCGCGGTGTACGCCGAACCCGCCATGCCGTTGTCCAGCAGGTAGTTCTTGCCCACCGTGACGACGGTGTTCGGTGTCTCATCGCGCCAGGCGAGGAACCGCGGCAGCGCCTCCAGTTCCGCCTGGCGCTGCTTGACGCCGAGCTTCCGCCAGAACCGCAGCCACGACGCATCGCGAGCGCGGGCGAGAGCGTGGGACAGCTCTTCGGCCCGCGCAGCGTGCTCCGGTTCGACGCGCCAGCATTCGGCGACGAACTTTCCCTTCACCTGCAGCGTCTCTTCGACGCTGGCGTTACGGCCGATCGATGCCCCAACGGCGTCCCGTGCGTTCAGTTTCTCTTGCGTGCTCATGGTGTGTTCCCTCAGATGGCGGACATCGCCTTGCGAACGGCGGCGAGCTGCTTGTTGACCTTGTCCAGGGCGGCGCTGGCTGGCCCGATCTCGGCATTCAGCTGATCCAGTTGCGCCTGCGCAGCGTCTCGCTGCGCCTTGACGACGGCGAGGTCATCCAGTGTGCTGGCCACATCGCGCTTTGCGGCAGCGACGGCATCGGCGATGATCTGCGCCGCCTGGGCCTGCGCCACCTCGACGATGCCCTTCGCCTGGTCCTCCGCCGACCCGACGATGGTTTGGGCCTGCGCATGTGCGTCGTTGACAACGCGTTGTGCTTCGGCCTTGGCCTCCTCCATGGCGGTGCCGCACTGGTCCTGCAGCAGACGAAGCTGCCGTTCCGCTTCCTGCTTCTGCTCCATGGCGGCGCCTTCGCCACGCAGCGCGGCTCGCATGCGCTCTTCCGCTTCATTGGCGGCCTGCTCCATCGAGCCAGCCGTGGTAAGCGCATCAGCCAGGATCAAGAGGCTCTTGAACTGCTGTGCGAACTTCTGGATCGTCGCAACACCGTCGGTGTATTTGCTGTCGGCCATGGTGGCTCCTTAGGAGATGCTCTCGATCCGGCGAGCCAGCAGGATCGCCGTGATGCTGGTCGTGCCGTCACCGGCACTGACGCGTGGTCGCAGGTACCGCGGACGCTCGTTGATGGCTTTCACCGACGCAACGGTCAAAGATAGTGTCGTGCCGTTGCTGTCAGTCAGTGTTGCCCAATTGGTGCCGTCGTTGCTGCCCTCGACCAGGACGGTGCCGCCAACACCGAAGGTGCCGAACACGTGCACCGTGTTGTCGGCCCAGTCGGGGAACTCGAACGGCGAGCCGTCCGCGTTGGTCGTGGTCAGCGGCGCCCAAGTAGCCAGCTTCAGGCTGTTGTTGAGGCCGACGACGTTGTTGAAGGTGGAGATGACGGTTGCCATTGCGGATCCTTAGATTCCGGTGTGAGTCGGGTTCTGCGGGTTGACCTTCAGGTGCATCTCTGCGGCAGCGGATTGCGCCTTCATCGCTTCGCGAACGTTCTGGCCGCGCTCGCGGATCGCGATTCCGGCCAACTGCGCCTTGACCTGGTTCAGGTTCATCTTCTGGTCGCTGGCGTACTTCAGCACCGCAATGTCTCGTTGCAGCTGCAGCGCTTCCTTCTCGCGTTCGGTGCGGGCCTTGTCAGCTTCCATCTGGAACTGGCCGACCTTCTCGCGCGACGCGGCGGTGATCTTGGCCGCCTCAATCGCCGGATTGGTCTGCGGGTTCTGCTTCATCGCCTCCAGGATCTTGTCGATCTCTTCCTGCGGCCGCATGATGTCTTCTGGATCGATGTGCTGCGCCTGCAGCGCCTTTTCGAACAACTTCTGCGCGTCGATGTACGGCTGGTAGATCGGATTGGCCGCCGCTGCCAGCAGGTTGGTGTACGCCTGGTTCTGGATGTCCCGCACCAGCAGCGCCGACGAGCCCCGAGCATCGATGCTGAAGTCCCCCTTGATGTCGGGGTTCGGGTTGAACATCATGTTGTAGTCGTAGTACCGACGAATGTGCGGGCGCGTGATCGCGTCGTCGTACTGCTTGACCAGGCGACGCAGGACCACGTTGGCCGCGTTCATCAGCATCTGCATACCGCCCACCGTGTCCGGTGCGGTGCCACGCTCGCCTTGCGCGAGCATGGGCATGCCGGTCTCCTGATCCGCCAGATCGGTGGCCAGTTTGATGATGTTGGCCAGCTCGACCTGATGGTTCGGGATGTCGAACAGGAAGAACGACTTCTGCACGTCGTCCGTGTCCTTAGCCAGCCAGATCTTGCGGCTGGTCATCTGCCAGTTGCCATCCGCCGGCTCGACCGAACCCTGCTTCATCACGATCTGCGGGCCGCTCGAAGCCCCGGCGTTGTCCATCATCTGGCGCCAGGCTGCGTTCAGCACCTTCTGCTGGCTGCGCATGAGATACGGCACCCCGTATCCAAACGGGCTGCCGACGACCTTCTCCCACTGGACGAAGTCGTATGGGATGTCGCCGGTATCGACCGGGTTCTTGTATGCCTTGACGACCGTGTTGTTGATCATCACAACACAGGCGCTGGACGACTGAAGGATGTTCTTCTCGTCCAGCCCCTTCACCTGGGCAAGGCGCAGGTTCTCGTTGCGCACGTCTCCCCAGTAGTACCAGATCTGGTACGTCGTGTTCAGGATGTCCCGGTTCATCGCCTCGTCGGTGAACTCGGTCAGGGCAGCGCTGCGGCGTGGTCCTTCGAGCAGCACGGCGGCGAGCTGAGTGTCCAGGTAGCCTGGCTGCCCGACGAGGTCGCGCACCTGTCGCGCGGTGAGCGTGTCGTACTCGAAGACACCCTGCCCGTTCTGGATGTCGTCGCCGCAGGCCGGATCGGGGAATACCCGGCGCGGGTCCAAGGCGAAGCTCGCGGGGCTTGTCTCCTCCACGAATTCGATCGTGTGCACCGTGTGCCCGTTCGGGTCGGTCTTCGGCAGCCACGCCCGGCGCGTGCGGTTCGTCACCACCGGGCCCTTCATGACCCCGGTGCCGATCATCGCGGCCCAGTGCAGCACCTTGCGCTGCTCCGCGTTGTAGTCGCACTCGATCAGCTGGTCTTCGATCTCACGCTGCATCGCGTCCGATCGTTCCTTCGCCAGCGCCATGACGGCGCGAGCGATGTCTTTCTGCTTAAGCGGCTTGCCGGTCTCCTGGTCCACCGGCTCCTGTCCTTGCGGGAACGGCTGTCCAGTGCGTGGGTCGATCGCCGGACCGTCGCTCTTCAGCTGCTTGGACAGCGTCGGGTTCGGCGTTGGCTTGATGCCCCAGTTCCGGTCGTCCGTGGGCAGTAGGATGTCCGCCAAGCGGGCTTCGGCGGCGTTGGTCTTCATCCTCGTAAGACCGATGAAGACGGTGCTGCGCGTCGGCGCTGCGCCTTTGCTCGTCACCGGGAACCCCTGTTCCACCGCCTCCATCATCTGGGCGGCCGCGCGGCTGGCCGGGTCCTTCGAGTGATACTGGTCCAGATCCTCGATCCACCGCTTGTCGTGACCCTGTGTGTAGCGGGCTCGGATCCACGAGTCCCGCATCGTCGCCAAGCCGGCGCCGAACTGCTGCAGCCGCTCCACCTCGCGCATCTTGGCCGCGTCCTGCAGCTCCTGCGCAGCTTGCTGGTCAACGTAGCCAACGCCTTGCCCCGCCGGGGCCTTTGGGCCTCGGACGGTGCGGGAGCGCTGCGCGGTTCGGACCATGATCAGCGAGCGACGTAGCTGACGCTGCAGCCTTGCGCGACGGCGGAAAGCGAAGCCACCTCGCCGCCCTTGTCGACGACCGCGGAAACGTAGCCGTTCAACGCCAGGACCACGTCCTTGGTCGCGTCGTCCGGCATCACGTTGATCACCGTAGCCGCTGCGGCCAGGGCGGCGTCTCGGTCTGCCACGTGAAGCGGTTGCTGCCGAACGACCTCGTCCATCTTTTCTTTGGCGAGGGCCAGGGCGGTGGCCTTGTCGGCGCCGCGCACGGTGAAGCTGTAGCTCATATCAGATTCCTTCCGGTTGTTTGAGTTGCTCGATTGGGATCGAGCTGATTTCACTGTCGAACCACGCGACGGCGACTCGCCGTGCCTGGGGATTGATCGTGTAGCAGCCGTGCACCCGATCCTTCTTGTCGCTGGATACCCAGGTAGCAAGGCGAGCCCCGTTGACACACGGCCCCACGGCTTCATGCAGCAGCACCGTCACCCCGTCAGGGAACTCCGCCTGCACCAGCACGTCCGGGGTCTTCTCCTGTGCGTTCACGGCGGCAACGAAGACCAGCAAGGTAGCGGCGATGGCGGTGCTGTTCATGGTCAGGCCCTCTTCAGGTTGTCGATCGCAGCCAGCGCTTCCGCCTCGGCGGCGTTGCGCTCCTCGTCAGTGACGCCGCGCCCTTCGAGGGACGCCTGCATCACGACCTTCTGGTACGCCTGGGCCTGCTGCAGGGCCTGCAGTGACAGCACCAGCAGTGCGGCGGTGTTCTCGTTCATTTCTTCAGCTCCTTGGTCAGCAGGTAGTTCTGCAGGGCGGTAAGGATCGCCACGGAGGCGTCCAGCTTGGACATGCCGGCCACCGGGTCGGCGGTGTGAAGAGTCTTCGCCAGCTGCAGCCCTGCTTCGGCGTCGGTCAGTACCTTCACCACGTTGTCTCGATCCGCGTCACTCAAGCGCCCGGCGGCTCGCAGCGTCAACGCCCCGTTGGCGATCGCAGTGATGGTCTTCTGTGCAGCGAGGTAACCGGCGTTGAAGTCTCGAGCGACCGGGCGCGTCGCAACGGCAGCGCTCGTAAGCGGCGCGTCGGGCAGGACCGTGCAGCCGGTCAGCAGCGCGGCGGCAAGGGCAAGAAGAATCTTGAACATCGAGCATCTCCTAAGTCGTATGGTTTCGAATCCACCGCACCACGGTTGCGATCAGCAGCGCGAGGGCGATGAGCAGTAGCAGATAGTCCTGTGCCGCGTTGCCGTCAGTAACTGTCCTGCATCGAGCGTGCCTTTTGCCGCTTGTCGGCCTCCTGGTCCCAGGCTGCCTGCGCGTTGGGCTCGGTGGCTTCGCTCTCGCCGTCACCTGCATCCCCGGCACCCAGCAGCTCCTCCACCGCATCGCACACCTCCTGCGGCTGCATGGGCTGCTGCCCCGGCTGGCCGTC